GCAACATCCTTCAATGCCGATTTCTAATAGTCGGCAAAGTCGTGTAACCTTCGGAGGCCGCGAAAGCGACTCCGATTAATATAAAGGATTGCTACTATGGCAAATACTAACGTTGCATTCGGACTTCGTCCGATTGGTGTAGTCGGTCAGGGCTACAACACCAATGGTGCGACCGAGTATCGTATAGCAGCCGGAAACACAAACGCGATCTATCAAGGCTCTCCTGTAATCCCGCTATCAACTGGCTTCATTGACATTGTTGGCGCGGCTGCGGGTGGTACTGTAGGTCTTGTGGGTGTTTTCGCAGGTGCTGAATACGTTTCGTCTACCACTGGTGAGAAAGTTTTTTCTAATTTCTGGCCTGGATCTGGCGCGGATACTAACTTCCCCGTCAAAGGTTTTGTGTATGACAACCCATTACAATCATATGTGATTTGTTCAGATGCTACACTAACAAGTGAAGCGACTGCTCGAGGACATGTGTTTGCTAATGCTAACTTTGCAACTGCTGCTTCTGGTTCAACAACCACAGGTATCTCATCTGCTAAGTTGGCTGTCAGCACAATCGCTGTCACCGCAAACTTAAATCTGCGTATTATGGGCATTCAAGATGACCCTGAAAACTCAGATTTTACTGCTGCGGGTATTCCATTAATCGTTCGTTTAAACAACTCCTTCAATTCACCAAATGGTGCTATTGCAGGCGGTACTGTTTCAACGACTGGCGTATAAGGAGACTGACTTATGGCTATATCTCGCGCACAACTAGCGAAAGAGTTGGAACCAGGTCTCAACGCTTTGTTCGGTATGGAGTACGATAGGTACGAAAACCAACATGCAGAGATCTATACAACAGAAGCTTCTGATCGAGCATTCGAAGAAGAAGTGATGTTGTCTGGTTTCGGAGCGGCACCTACTAAATCAGAAGGTGGCGCAGTAAATTTTGACGACGCTAACGAAGCATATACTGCTCGTTACAACCACGAAACGATAGCGTTGGCATTCTCAATTACTGAGGAAGCTATCGAAGACAATCTTTATGATCGTCTTGGTTCACGTTATACTCGTGCGTTGGCTCGTTCAATGGCACACACAAAGCAAGTTAAGGCTGCTTCAGTTCTTAACAATGCATTTACCGCAGGCGCTTTTGCAGGTGGTGATGGCGTTGCTTTATGTGCGACTGACCACCCACTTACTTCAGGTGGTACGTTTGCCAACGAACCTGCAACTGCTGCTGATTTGAACGAAACATCTCTTGAAGATGCTTTGATTAACATCGCAGGATTTGTCGATGAGCGCGGACTTAAAGTTGCACTACGTGGATTAAAATTAATTATTCCGCGTCAACTACAGTTCATTGCAGAACGTCTAATGGTATCTAACCTTCGTGTTGGTACAGCGGATAATGATGTAAATGCTCTAAGATCAATGGGTATGTTGCCAAACGGTTACGCCGTTAATGACTACCTAACTGATCCTGATGCGTTCTTTATCCTTACAGACGCTCCTCGTGGATTTATCCATTTCGAAAGAACTCCGATGTCAACTGGCATGGAGGCAGACTTCGATACAGGTAACATGCGTTACAAGGCTCGTGAGCGTTATAGCTTTGGCTTTAGTGATGCACGTTGTGTATTTGGTTCCCCTGGAGCCTAATATGTGATATAGGAGGATCTCCTCCGAGTATGATTGGGGCGACTTCGGTTGCCCCTTTCTTTTTGTTTAAAAGTAAGTTATTCTGTCACCATCCCTGACAGTCGCATGGGGCGACTGACTAACCCAAGACAGGAGATCGACATGGGTACAACAACTTTTTCTGGTCCTATTAAAGCAGGAACCATCAAAGAAACTACGGGTACAACCCTTGGTTCAAATATCAAAAACACTGGTCAAGTAGTAATGTCTCAGACATTTGCAGCAGATCTATCTGGTGGTGCATTAGCTGCACAAGTTACAGATGTTGTTATTCCTGCAAACTCTCAGATTATCGATTGTGTGCTTGACGTTATAACAGCAGCAAGTGGAGCTACAAATATAAGCGTTGGAGACACCGTTGGTGGTGCAGCAACTCTTGTAAATACATTTGGAATTGGAACTACCGCAGGACGCAAATATCCAACTACCGAATCTGGTGGTGCATTAGCGTGGGAAGACACAGGAACAGCAGACATTCGTTTGACTGTTACTAACTCTGCCGCAACCTCTGCCGGTGAGATTCGTATTACTATTTTGTATGCTCAAAATAATAACCTTGGCTAATAGGAGGGCACTATGGCTGCTTCTATTTCTGCAAAGACAGCTACGGCGACTGGTACATTACAGGGTGGTCGAACTAGACTAAAAGCATTCTACGTAAAGACTGCGGGTAGCGGTTCTCCTGCTGTTGTGTTCAAAAACGGTAGTGGTGGAGCAACGTTATTGTCTATGGTGTTTCACACGAGTGATGATAACCAGATTACTATTCCAGATCATGGTATGATTTTTGATGATGAGTGTCATGTGACACTCACTAATATTGATTCAATCACTGGATTCTTTGGGTAATACAATGGCAGAGCGTAAACGCGATAAGATGCCAAAGAGAAACAAGAAAAATTTCCGCCCCACAAAAAAAGGGGCGGGAATGACTGAGGCGGGTGTGAAAGCATACCGTCGTAAAAACCCCGGCTCTAAACTAAAAACTGCGGTGACTAAGAAAAAGGGTCTGACTAAGTCAGAAAAAGCACGTCGTAAATCTTTTTGTGCTCGATCTGCGGGTCAAATGAAAAAGTTTCCAAAGGCAGCTAAAGATCCAAATTCTCGTTTAAGACAAGCAAGAAAAAGGTGGAGATGTTGAATAGACAAGTGACGGTAACTCTTGTAACAGCTTTTATCCTTGGTGTTGGGGGTGTTGGTTATAGTTGGGCTGATTGGGTCACAAAGACTCTAATCGCTGTAGATAAACGAACAGAGGTTATGGCCTCACAAATTGATTTTATGAAAACGCAAATGGAGATACGTTATGGCAATGTCCAGGGCACAGATGCGACAGCAAATTTCAAAGCCGCCTCAAAAGAGTAAAGGCACTCCGAAAGGTTTAACTTACTATAAAAAAGGCGGAAAAGTTTCTGCTAAATCTAAAGGTAGTAAGATATGTCCAGAGGGTAAAGCTTGGGCGAAAAGAACCTTTGATACATATCCTTCAGCCTATGCAAATCTTGCTGCATCTAAATATTGTAAAGATCCGAACTATGCTAAAAAAGCGAAGGGCGGTAAACGTAAAGGTAGGTAATGGCTGACCCTAAAAAAGGAACTGGTAAAAAGCCTAAAAAAAGTGGTCGTAGGCTTTACACGGATGAGAATCCTAAAGACACTGTCTCTATAAAATACGCAACAGAAAAAGATGCTAGAGACACAGTTGCAAAAGTAAAAAAAATAAAGAAGCCTTTTGCCAGAAAGATACAAATATTGACAGTTTTAGAACAAAGAGCAAAGGTAGCAGGAAAACCAAAACAAGCTCAAATTGCTAAAAAAGGTAAAGAAGCGATTAGAAAACAGCGCGGTAACTCCAATGGGTGAATTAAAAAAATGGTTAAAACAAGATTGGGTTAGAATTGGCTCAGATGGTAGCATAAAAGGCAAGTGTGGTACGTCTAAGAATAAAAAGAATCCTGACAGATGTTTACCAAGAGCAAAAGCAGAAAGCCTTTCCAAAGCAGAGCGAAAGAAAACTGCTCAAAAGAAAAAACGAGAAGGTAAAAAAGGTAGAACTGTTGTTAAAAACACGAAAGCAGCAGAGGTCAAAAACCTTAAAAATGGAGGTGAAATAAAGACAACTAAGCCAAAAAGACCTTTTAGAGGTAAGTCACAAAAAGGTACAGCAGTGGCTAGAGGTTGTGGGGCAATCATGCCTAATCGTCGTAAGAGAACCAAAGGTGCAGTTAGACAGTTTTGAAAGGAGAACTCACATGGCTATGAAGAAGAAAAAGGGCTACCGTAATGGCGGCAAAATAAAACCCAAAGGGATGAAAAACGGTGGCAAGGTCAAGCCCAAGGGAATGAAGAACGGTGGCAAGGTCAAGCCCAAAGGGATGAAGAATGGTGGCAAGGTTAAGCCTAAGGGTATGAAGAATGGTGGCAAGGTTAAGCCTAAGGGTATGGTTAAAGGTGGTAGAGTTGGTGGCTCTGGATTTAAAGGAATCTTCTAACTAGAATGCCATATCTACAAAGTAATATTCCTTATTTTAAGGCTTGGGTTCGTCGTGAATACACACATAATCATGAACAATATCACGGTGAGTTTCTTCATGCTATGGTTGTTGCTGTAACAACTATTCCTAATAGATCCCTTAGTTTTCAAGTAATCTTTACTGGTTGCGAGGCGGAGGGTGAAGAAGAGGATACCGTTCACGGTGGTGCAATGTGGGCAAGAATGCCTATCACGGCATTGGTTGCAGACATCCCGCTCGAAGAGTGGCCTGAACCTATGGCAACACATGATGCACAGCCTTGGGATTGTGCTTCTCATTACCATTCCGTTTACGTCTTAGAAAGAGCTACACCGTGTCCATGGTTAGCCAAAATAAACGGCGAGATGTTTCCTGCCAAGTATCTGTTTACTGTAGACTATACCAACAGTGAGATTGCAGATGATCCGGCACAACATAAACAAAGCCATGTGATGCAATTGTTGAACGCAGGAGAATGGACAGGAAACATAGTGGCGTTACCAAACAATCGAGTGAGGGTGACACATCCTGCTTGGTTTGCGGTAGGTGAGGGTGCACCAGACTTTAGACCTTCACAACATATACACTATTCAAAAAGTGATTTAGACTATACACTAGATGTGAATAGAGTTTTTGATAATCTTTATAATCAGGAGGATAACGATGGCTAAAAAATCTTTTCCAGACTTAACGGGAGACGGTAAGGTCACCCAAAAAGATATTTTAAAAGGTCGTGGAGTAGAGTTGAAAAAAGGCGGCAAAGTCACAGGATTTAAAAACGGTGGCGCAGTCGTAGTTAAGACAAACCAGAAACCACATATGAGTTGATGCCATGACAACATCAGGATCAAGAGACTTTAACCTCGATGTCGGGGAGGTAATTGAAGAAGCATACGAGAGATGCGGACTAGAGGTTCGCACTGGCTATGATGCTAAGACAGCACGTAGATCTTTGAACCTGATGTTTGCAGATTGGGCTAATAGAGGATTAAATCTCTGGACTGTAAATCAAGGCACAATCACCTTGACGGCAGGCCAAGCCCAACAAACTTTAACTTCAGATGTCGTTGATGTTTTAGAAGTTGTTCTCCGTAGAGATAACACGGATTTTACAATACAGAGGATAAGTCGTGGTGAATACTTGACGATACCGAATAAAACGACACAAGGTCGTCCTAGTCAGTATTATTTTGACAGGCAAATAGATCCTGTAATAAATCTTTGGTCTGTCCCAGAAAACTCTACCGATCAATTAATTTATTATTTTGTCCGTAGAATCCAAGACGCAGACGCTCTTGTCAATACTACCGATATGCCTTTTCGTTTTTACCCTTGTATGGTGGCAGGATTAGCGTATTACCTTTCAATGAAACGTGCTCCTGAACGTGCACAGCTTTTAAAGGTGGTTTATGAAGAGGAGTTTCAACGAGCCGCAGATGAGGATGAAGGACGCACTCCTCTAAAATTACAGCCTAGTATTCAATACTTGAGGGTTTAATGTCATTTGCTTCTGGAAAAAATGCATACGGCATATCAGATAGATCAGGACGACGTTATCGTTTACGAGAAATGCGTCTTGAATGGACTGGTTCGTTAGTTGGTCCAGATGAGTTTGAACCAAAACATCCACAGTTATTTCCGCCAAAAGCTTTTCCAGATCCTCAAGCTTTAAGAAATCCTAGACCAGAGCAGAACTTAGATTCTGAAAGAGCAATCCAAACTGGATATAATCCTGTTGGATTTAAAGAAATAGAGGGAATTACTCCTCCAAA